CTTGTCCTTAACTGCGAAAATAATTCTCATGGTGTAACGATCAAAGGGCCACCACACAGTGCTGGAGCCACGTATACACTCACCCTTCCAAACGATGATGGCAATGCCAACGGACTGCTTCAAACAAACGGAAGCGGTGTTCTGAGTTTTGTTAATTCTGCCACTCTTACTGAGCTAGATGTCACCACCCTAGACATGGCTGGCCCTATACAGGAGAAGGCAGTAAATACAACAGGGGTTACTGGTTCCACTGCACTTGATCCAGCAAACGGAACTATACAACGACTAACCTTTTCGGGTAACGTGACATTCACAGATTCGCTCGTTGATGGAGAATCCATCACGTTAAGCATTGATGACGGATCCGGATCAACCGCAACTTGGCCTACTATGGAATGGGTCGGAGGATCTACTCCAACATTAGACACAACTAACGAACATATTATAGTCGTTTGGAAAGTGAACAGTACACTCTACGGAATGGCATCGGGGGTAGCATCATGAATATACTAAAACTTACAAATGGAGTACCTGCTAAGTATGGCGAGGGTGCGTTGAAGCGAGAAAATCCTGGGGTTAGTTTCCCTAACCCTTTGAACGATGCTGTTCTAGCTAGCTACGATTGCTACACGTACACCATCGACCCAAAGCCCACTTACAACAATACTCTACAATACGTTAAATGGAAATTTGAAGAGCGTGACCCTGGCTGGGTACAGGCTTGGGACATTATCGACTTTGAAGAAGATGCTGCAAAGAGCAGGCTTAAGAACTCAATCACTTCTGATCGCTGGGACATGGAGCAAGCTGGTGTTGGGTGGCTAGACGAAAATTCTGATCTGTGGCGTATAGGAACAAACGAAAATAGTCAGGTTAAAATGACCTCTGTTTTGTCTATGCTAAATGCAGATCCAAGCTCCACTGGTTACGCTAGTTGGAAAATGGATAAGCGCGTAACCGTCACGTACCCAGACATAGATGCTGAAGGCAACGAGATTGAAACAACTCATGAGATTTGGCAAAAACAGTTTCGTCACAACACGCTAGAGGACTGGAACGAAATGGTTTCTCTGGTCAGCACCCATATAAAGAATTGTTTTACGGCTGAAGAAAACGCACTGGCTAAGGCTGATGCTGGCGATCTTACTGTCACGTTTCAAAGCGAATACGAGAAGCTATAATGCTAGGGTGTAAATCCAATTTAACGACCGCTACTGGCGATCTTACTGGCGATCTTGTGATCACCTTCCAATCTGAGTTCGGGAAGCTGTAATGCTACGTTGGAAAGCCAGTTTAAAACCTACTGCGGCGGCAAGTAGCTACACGCTTGAAGAAACATTTGCAGATGATGGTGCATACGACTACGGGTGGTCAAAAGGAGCGTCCACTACATACGTTGGGACGCTAGTTGCACCAGCCAGCTCCTACACGGTTACCCGTTTGGAGTTTCATCTCAAAAAAACGGGGACAGGTGGCAACACCATAACAGCAGAAATCTGGTCTGCTACAGGATCTGCTGGTTCTGAAACGCCTGACGCTTTATTGGCTACATCTACAACCACGGTTGCTGCTTCTGGAGTTAGTGCAACTAAAGGATTTGTGGCGTTTGATTTTGCAGGACAAGCGATTGCTTCTGGTACTAAATACTTTTTCGTCATGAAAACCCCAACCCCTGGGGATACTTCAAACTACTACAATTTAACCCTTGGAAGCTCGTACAACACAACAAATTTTCAAACAGAGAAGGCCGATGCAACACCGACATGGAGTGAAGCTAACGGCGGCAGGGGCGGTTATTGCAGATCATATTCAGGCGGCGGCGGCGGCGGCTCCACTTTCCCTTCAACTAGCCTAGTTGGATTTTATAAACTCGATGAGGCTTCTGGTGTTGACGCAGCAGATTCTAGTGGAAACGGTTACCATTTTTCTGACAATGGCACAGTGGCTTCAACAACGGGAACCATCGGCGGTGAGACAGTAAATGTCCGAACGCTTGATAGAGCAGCGGGGAAATACTTTTCTCTTACTAATAATGCCAATTTTGATGTTGGTGATGGAGAGGATTTTACTATATCTTTTTGGGCTTCAGTTTCTAGCTCTAGTGGGCAGGGTGGAATATTTTCAAAACGAAACTCAATAACTGCGTCTGATGCGGGATACACAATGGTTCTGCGTAAATTTGGTACAGCAACTCAAATCAGGTACAATGCAGTTTGTGATGGCACAACAACAGTGGGCGACAGCCAGACAGATAGTGGCATTGATTTAGGTTCTTGGGGCCATTATATGCTGGTGTTTACAGCGGATGCCACACTGATTACATACGTTAACAATGTTCAGGTTAATAGTGACGATGTTTCTTCGGTTACTGGATCGTTAGCAAACTCGTATGATAATTACATAGGACAATTTGCTTACAATATCAATGGAGATATTATAGCCGACGTTACGCATTTAGGGTTTTGGAAAAAGGCATTAGACTCCAGCGAACGCACAGCACTTTATAATTCTGGGAAGGTTTTGGCTCCTGCTGCTGCTACAGGAATAACTCTTGAGACTTCGGCCACAACGACGGGTATTAATTACTCTGGCGCAACAACCATAAATGTCAACATACCAGCCGTGTCGGCTAATGACATTTTAATTTTGTATAGTGCTACATATGACGCAGCCGATGCAACTAGTTCGCCTCCATCTGGATGGACAAAGATTAGGGAGCAAGATTGTTCTTCAATATATGGATCAACTGTAGCTGTTTATTGGAAACGAGCTTCTGGGTCTGCTACAGCAACAACCGAAACGTGGACTTCGTTTTATTCTGCAAACGAAGCATATTACGTTTGGGTGGGAGCGTATTCGGGTTGTGTAACTAGCACATCACCGATTGATGTAGATGCTGGAGGCACTTCAGGTTATGCGTCTTCAGTTGCAACTAGTTTTACAACAACAGTTGATAATGCAATGGTTGTTTCTATGATTGGGGTTCACGACAGTGCTACAACATGGTCTCCAGATGGAGAAATTGTCGACGTGGAATTTAATAGTGGGCTAAACGCACACGCTTCAATAAGCGAGTCTATTGAATCTTCGGCTGGATCTAAAACAGTTACTGGAACTTTTGGTGGTCATGGAAGATGTACTATAGTATCAGTGGCATTAAAGCCTGCATAAAATGAAAACACTCCTAGCAATCATAATGCTCACAACGAGTATTTACGCTGCCGATCTACGTTTGGCGTGGTCTGATAACTCAGACAACGAGGCTGGGTTTGAGGTTTGGCGTAAGGTGGATGATGCTGATTGGACTTTAGTCGGAGCGACTAATGCAGATGTGGCTACTTGGTTAGATGGTTATTTACCTATAGGGTCTACGTTGAGCTACCGTGTTTTGGCCTGGAACCAATTCGGTCAATCTGGGTACACAAATATAGTATCAGTCGGCACTTATCCTCCATTGGCTCCATCGGGCCTGGGCGGCGAAGTAGTTCCCAGCAAGCCTGTTTCATTCATCGGCCCTTTGGAAGATAACGGCGTGTCAATTAGGACGTACAGAGACGAACTAGGTAGGCTGCTAATTGAAAGATCATGAGAAGCGTAACAAGAATAGGTTCATCTAATGGAGATAGGTTTCTTAGTCTGAATGACTACGAAAATACTCTTAGTACCCTATGCGAGGAGAACGAATGGGAGTACTCAGCGTTCAGAGATTACGTATTCTTTGACAAGGATTGTTTTAATATAGAAGACAGGCAAAAACTTAAAAGCGACCTAGAGCTTAGGAAGCTTCCGTTAAGTAAGTTAAAGCAATTTGCACTAACGTACAACAAGTGAGAAAAGTGGAAGACGTGGTAGAAAGATCTATGATAGGAATTTTGGGGTCAGGTACAGGTATATTCTTAGCTGGAACCAATGAAGTGTTATCCGTAGCAGCATCAGTTTGCACCATAATTTTTATGGGATTTTCTATCGTTAAAATAGCTAAGGAGATTAAGAAGAAGAAATGACATCAGAGTTAGTGGCCATGCTTGGAGGTGGGGTTACGGGATTTGTAATGAAACTTATCTCAGCGCAGATGAATATCCAAGCAAACGCTATTGATGCGATGATCAAGAAACAAGGAGTATCAGATGATTCCGCAGATAAAGCAGCAAAAAGAACAGGAGAAGGAGGAGCGTGGATCAGACGTTTTATTGCAATCTGTATACTTTTCTCAGTTGTATTTGCTCCCTTCATCATGGCGTTCTTTGATATACCAGTAACGGTTGAAGCAAACAAATTAGGGATATTTAAATTTTTAGGAATAGGAGCAGATAAATGGAAAAATTTAGAGGGGTTCGTATTGTTGCCAGAAGTGAGGCAAGGGATGCTGGCTCTACTAGGTTTCTATTTTGGAAGTTCACAAGTCAAATAGGAAATCAAAATCTGTCCACTTTTTTGTTACAAAAACTGGACATTATTTGTCACAATTGTAACGCTAAAACATAGAATCTAGTGTCCATAAATAAGAAAACCATGAAGTGTAATGTTCCGCGCAGGCAAGTGTCTGGTGGGACGAAGTCTGTCGTAAAAGCCTGCCAAGGTGGGGAGGAAAAGATAGTACGCTTCGGGGATTCTAAAATGAGCATCAAGAAAAATAACCCAGCACGTAAGAAAAGTTATTGTGCTAGGTCAGGTGGGATTAAGGGTAAGGGTAATAAACTGTCTGCCAACTACTGGAGTAGACGAGCTTGGAATTGTTAAATGGCAAGATACGACACATATGGGCAGGACGATGATCGGGTTGTAGAAGATTTGGATCAAGGTTTCTCTGGGTTTAATAATAAACTTAGACCGGATCAACTTTCTTCTGGAATTTTGTCTGTGTCCAATAATGGACGCATGGACATTAACGGAGAGTGGCAACCAAGAAAAGGTATGGATTTATTCTCTGCTCCTTTTTCTGCGGGTGTTTTAAATTTACCATTCAAGTTGTATAACTCGACCAACATCGGTAGTGGTGTTGCATCATTCACTAGGAGCGATCAGACTATTACCGTTAATTTTAATTCAGCCCACAATATAACAAACAGCACCGGAGTAAACATTAGCGGGTTGACATTTTCTGGTAGTGTCGATCCAAACGGAAATTTTATTGCTACAGTTGTAGATTCAGATACAATAACTTACACCGTAACAGCATTAGCAGAAACTCCAGGTGGAACTATGGTGGTTAAGGGGATGAGGCTTATTGATAGTGCCTCAAACTTTATAGAGGCGTCTTGTGAATTTTCAGACCCAAACAACGGAGCAACATCATACATTGCCATTGTCGGCACTAATAAAACCGTATTGGTAAAAACTTCAGACAGTGGATCAACAACAGTAACTCTTACATATCCATCTGGAGAAACGGTTCCAAATGGAAGTAATGTTGTTCAAGCATTCAATAAGTTGTTTATATTCCGAAAGGGAAAAATATCTTTACAGTGGGATGGGGACATTAGTACGACCACCTTTGCTTTAGTTTCTAATGGAGCATATACTCAACCTACACCTATATCTATTACTGATCTTGATTTTGCATCAGGTATAGCAACGGCTACAGTTTCTAGCACCAGTTCTTTGTTGGTTGGTGATCTTCTTACGGTAACTACTGCTGGTAGTTCTGGTTACGCTATTGGTGAAACTGTTCGGGTTAGATCAATAAGCAGCTCGACTGTATTTACTTTTGTTACGGACAAGGCTAATGCTACGAACAAAACTGCTACTGTTGAAAAGCGCACATCTATTGGGCTAGGGTTTAGCCATATGCCAGCTCCAGAGTTTGGTGTACCACACCAACGCAGGTTGGTTGTTCCATATCAGTTTGATATTACTGGTTCTTCTGGATCTGCCACAATCACAGACAGAAACATTTTAGACGAAGCAATTTTTTCAGACATACTTGACCAAAACACTTACGATAGGGTTTACGGACAGTTTAGATTTAATGCTGGAGAGTCTGATTTTATTGTAGGCTTTCACTCTTTTTCTGATGACCAGTTAGTAGTTTTTAACCGAAACAGTGTTCACACAGTAAAGAACAGTTTAGATTTAGGAAGCAGCATATCTCAAGTTATTACCAGCGACATAGGATGTTTAGCTAGAGACAGCATACAACAGATAGGAAACAAGCTTATGTTCCTATCCGACAATGGAGTGTATGCACTGGACTTCGTTGACCTCTACAATCTAAGAGGCCAAGA